GAGCGTGACATCGCGGTCTTGGTAGTAGAGCGTATCGGGGTCGATCACCGCCACATCGCTTGGCAGGTCATAGACCCGGAAACTGGGCTCAACCTCAAGCGAGCCCTGCGCCCAAGCGAAATTCCAGCGCTGGTGGCGCTCCTGGAGCCGGACCCACTCATTGCGAATCCACTCCACGATGCGCTTGTACTCACCGGACTGGCCCTCGACGTTGGCAGGGCCCGTGCCGGCCGCCCCCGCCTCGCGGCGCAATGCCTGGCAGAGCTCGAGGAATGTCACGCCCGCACCTCACCGATCACGGAGAAGGGATAGGCAAGCACCTTCTGGCGGGACATCGTCTGCGGGTCGTAAACATCCTGGACGGCGTGCTCGAGCACCTCGACCACCTCGGCCGGGACGGTGACCTCCTCGCCGCGCTTAATCGTGCGCGAGTAGCCGTTCACGCTCACCCGCACCGGCTGCTTGTCCTGGCTGTCGGTGTTGATGACGATGCGGTAGTTCTTGCCCGCACCGGAGAGATCATCGCCCTTGACGACCTCCGGGGTGGGCTCGCCCAAATGCACGCGAATGCGCTCGGCGAGCTTTTCATCGGAGATGTTCGCGCGAAACTCGATTCCCAGATCAGCGGCGGTCGCCTCCAGCTCCTCGCGGCCCATCTGACTGACGTTAATTTCGGACATCGTTCTAATCCTCGTGTCGGAAACAAAAAAAGCCCCGCATCGAGCGGGGCCGGGGTGTGTGTTGGGGTGCGGCTACTTCTTTTTCGCCGTCTTAGCGGATCGCTTCCAGTCCTTGTCACTCGGGCGACCCTTCTCGCCCTTTCGCGCCATGCGCTCCTTTGAGCCATTCTCAATGCGCTTTCGCTTGGCGTTGACGTTGGCATAAAGGCCTTTGGCCATTACTTGATCTCCTTAGATAAAAGGCGCCACCCCCAGCGGGGATGACGCCTCTAGCCTTAGCTCAGCTCGGAAGCCGCCACCTCGGCGCGCACGAGCCAGTCCTCGTTCAACACCTTGGCAACAAAGTAGGACTTCCAGCCCACCGAGCCCTTCTGACCCAGCGGATCACCGCCACGCGGCGTATCCGGGTTCAGGACCTTCGGGGTGATGGCGTTGGAGCCCTTCAGCGGGATCAGCCCGTAGCTGTCCTTGGCGACGTAGACGATCGGGTAGACATTGACGTTCGAGCCGTCATTGACCATGCCGTTCGTCGTGGAGCTGCCCTCGCCCTCGAACTCATCGAGCACCGGGGAGAGCACATAGCGCACGTCCTCGACCTTGCCGATCTCATGAGGCAGGGCCTCCATCGAGCCGTACTGCTCGGTGGGGGTGAACCCGGGCATGTCCCGGATGTCGGCCTCAAGGTCGGTGTGGGCGAAGGCGATGAAGGCCGCGGCGACCGGGATGGTCTCGTAGTTCGGGCTGCCAGCGATCATGCTGGTGACCTTCTTGCCACGGTTGGCCTTCAGCGTGCGGGTGATCAGCCGCTGGCGGTCCAGGCTAATGGGCGTGTTCACATCCGAGCGGCTCGAGCCGTTCGCATAGACCACGTTCGTGCCCGCCTTGATCGCGCCCCAGGTCTGGTACTCAACCGTCTCGGCAGCCTGCTCACCACAGAGCATGGCGGCATCGGAGAGCACCGGGTCCTCGGCGAGATCGTTGACCACATCGGTGATCTCAACAAAAGCGCCCCACTGATCGAGCTGGACGGTCACGTCCTCGTACTGCATCTGCTGGGCCGAAGGCGTGGTGCCCTCACTCAGCGGCGTGGTGACGGTGGAAAAGGGAACCGGCCGGCGGAACTTGACCGTATCGGCCTTGTTCTTCGGCAGGGGCTTGGACTGGCCGAACTTCGAGAGCACCAGGATCGGCTCAGCGTGCTGGAGCATCTCAGTAGCGGCCCAGGCAGCGGTACGCTGCGAGATCGAGCCATAAGTCGTGGTAGCCATTGGTTATTACCTCTTGGAAGCGTAGTGATCGAATGCAGCCTCGAACTCATCGGGCACGCCGCCCTTGGGTGCCGCCCCTCGGCGGGAGACCGTCTGCGCGGCAGCGAGTCGTTCTTGGCGTTTATCGGGAGTGCCTTCACGGCTATCCAGCGCCCCGCCGGTCTGGCTTTTGTAGAGATCCATCAATGCGGCGGCCTCCGCGGCATCATTGGATTCCGTTAAAGAGCGCAGGCTTTCGGGTTGCTGGTTGAGCCATTCAGCAAACGCCGGCGCAGCGACCACCTCTTGCCAATCCGGGTGACGGGCTGAGAGCGCGTCGACCTGGGTTCGGAGGTAGTTTTCCTGGGCCTGTTGCTGGATGGGTTGCACAGCGGTTGAGAGCTCCTCAATCCGCCGCTCGAGCTGCGCTTGTCGCTGCCGGTCTGCTTCGATCTGACGTTTCTCAGATTCCAGACGGGCATCAAGCGCGTTTGCCACCTCGGGGAAGTCCGATTTGAGCGCCTCCCAGTCCTTTACGCCAGCGGCATCTGCCGCGTCCTGGCGGGCCTGTTCCTCGCTCGAGGGCTTCCCGGGGGTGTTCTGGGGAGTCTGCAGCTTGGACTGCAGCTCATTGATCTGTCGTTGGTAGGCCCCGAGCCGGCCGCGCTGGCTCGCCTCGGAGTGCTTTAGCTTCTGGTTCTCGGCCTCGAGGGCAGCGAGCTTGGCGCTTAAATCCTCGTCCCCGGGGGCCGGGGCCGGCGCCTCGCCATCAGCCTCATCGGCCTCGGGCTCATCGGACTGCGGGGCTAGCGGGTTCTCGCTCTCCTCGCCCTTGGCGTACTCGGCGAATGCAGCCTCGAAATCATCCTCATCGGACTGCGGCTCATTGAGCGGCTCGTCAATCATCGCGGATCTCCTTGGATCGGCAGATAAAAAAAGACCGCCAGAGCGGCGGTCAGGGGGTTGTTGCTAAGTGCCCGGGGCTAGGGGTTGTTGGGTAGATCCAAAAGCGATTCAAGCGCCTGAATGCGCCCTCGGATGCGCTCATCCTGGCTCGGGTCAGCGCCGCCAATCAGCCGCTCGATCGCGCCTTGGCGCTGATCCTCGGCCCAGGCGGCAATCGCCTGCCAGGTGTGTGAATTGCGATCAATCTGCTCCATAGCCTACCCGTAGCTATCAAAGCCCATCGACTGGTTGCGCGCCCGGGCAGCGCGCTCGGCTTGCTTGTCGGCAAGCTCGGCGGCGACCTTATCGCGCTCGGTCTGTATTTCAGCGGCGGTGCGCTGCTGCTCGGCCTGGAGCTGCGCGGCGGTCTTTTGCATTTCCGCCTCGAGCTTCTGACTCTCAAGCCCGGCCTTCGCCTCAAGCTGCGCGAGCGTGATGCCCTCTTTGAGCGCGATCTCCAGGCGATCCTTTTCCTGCTGCGTTTGCAGCTCGGCGGACTTGTACTGCTGGTCGAACTGCTGGGCCTGGCGGCGAAGATCCATCTCCTGCGCGGCCTTGGTGGCCTCGAGCTCGGCCTGCTGTTGTTTGAGCTGCGCATCGGCTTGCTTGATCTTGAGCTCCTCGACCTTGAGCTGGGTCTCCATGTCCGGCCCCTGGCCCTCGGCCATTTCCTCGAGCTCCTCATCGTCTCGGGTGACATCGCTTGCCGAGACCTGCAGGGTGCGCAGGATCTCTTTGTAGAGCGCCTGCCAGTCGGTCATCTTCGCGAACTCGGGGTTTGAGCCGGCGAGCTGAGCGAGCATCATCAGTTTTTCCTGCTGCTCCTCGCGGGCGATGAGCACCGAGGTGCCCTTGGCGAGCACATCAAAGTCGCCCTTGATCTCCGGGCGATCGGTGTAGGCCATGTGAAAGTCGTAGAAACGCCGCACCGTGGGCACGGTGATGCCGTCATCCCAATTCTTCACCGCGCTCCTGAGCACGATGTTGGAGTTGTTCATGAGCATCTGCATGCCCGTTGCCGTGCGCGCCCCCGGCCCGCCTGAGGCGCCTTCGCCCTGCAGGAGAATCGGCAGGTTGGTCTCGGTGTCCGCGAGCTGCTGGGCCATCTGGAAGATCGCCGAGAGATCGCCCTGGTTGGAGTTGATGTTGTAGATCCCAAACGCCTGGTTGACCGGGACATCACCCGTTGCCAGCCAGGTTTTCATGCGCTTCACTGTCCAGTCCCCGTCCTGGGGGCTGACCGCGCGCTTATTGACCACTACCTGCGGGCCGGCGCTGACCGCGGCGTTATCCATCATCATCCGCCAGGCGGCGTTGGTGACCTTCTGGGGCTGGCGCATCAAATAGGGCACGCCAAAGCCAAAGATCGAGGAGCCATCGCCCTCCCAGTTAAACGTCGAGTAGGGGATAGAGCCCGAGTCGAGCGGGTTTAATGAGGCCTTGACCACCATGCGCCCGACCATGAGCACCGATCCGGTGTACTCAATAAGCGGGTCATCCTCGACCTCAACGCCCGCGGCGCGGAGCTCGTCTTTATCAAGCGGCCCCCAATACTCCCAAAGCTCCCAGCGCTTGGCGTTGGATACGGTATCCACCCCGGTGATCTCCCGGAGCTCATCGCGGCGGTCATTGGCGATATGCCCGTAACCGTCCTCGTCATCCATTGCCTTTCGGAGCTGCTCGAGCATCACGCCCGGCAAATCGGCAAGCTCGCGGAGTTGCTTGCGGTTGATGAGCTTTCGCTCAAAGACAAACTCCGCCTCGTGCATCGACTGCGCGCTCATGTCCGGGAAGAAGTCCCAGGGGTCAACGCGCTCAACGCTCGGGCGGTATTCCTGCTGAATCTCGAGTGCTGACTGCCCGCTCATGGGGTCAGTCACCCAGGCCTTGCGGGTGCGATTGACAATCGTCGGCCCTTTGAGAATGCCGGTGCCGTAGATGCAGGCATCCTCGATGATGTCCCGGGCGTGGGCGTAGTATTGCGCCTCCTCGAAGTCATCGGCGATCTGTTCTTCCATCGCCCGGGCGGCCTCGTCAGCGCCTTCCTTCGCGGCCTGCTTTTGCTCCTCAGGCACCAGCGCCGAGGTGGAGGGGATTGGCGTGGGCTTGACCCCGTAGTTGCGGTCATCGTTGGGCAGGAGCATGTCCGAGAGCCGGGAGACGGCCGCCCGAGTCTTATTGCGGGTGATGTTCACAAACACCGAGGAGCGCCCATCCATGCGCTCGAGCTCGCCGGTGGTGTACTCGCCGTGGTACTGGCGAAGGTCGGCAAGCCAGCGCGTTTCAATAAGCTGCCGGGCAGCGACCTGATCCTGGGCAAGCCGGTGGAGCTTTGAGCCAAGCACCTGGAGTTCCTCCTGGCGGCGGATCTCCTCGGCCTCCTCGGGGCTTTGTTCCATGTATTCGTCCATCAGTAACCTGCCGTTGGGTCAGCCGCGACCTGCGGCGTGATATCAGAGTCTCGGGGCTTGGTATCGGCGTTGTGCAGGCCAAGGCACATATAGCGTGTGGCGTCCATCAAATGATCGTTTTCCTTGACCACTCGGCCGCGCTCATCGCGGCGATAAAGCCGGTATTCAGCGATCCAGTGCTGGAGTGTGGAGAACACCTTGAGCCGCCCGGTGGACAGGCGATCGAGCATTTCCATCAACCCCGACTCCACGGCCTTGTCGGCCTTGTGAAGCTGCAGGCCCTCATCCTCGTAGAGCTGCCAAAGCGACTTGCCATCGGTCTGGCTCCGGCCACGCGCCGCGGTATCGATCACCCCGGGAATCCACTCCCCGCGCATCTTGATTGCCTTGGCGTGGATCGGTGCCTCGGCCTGCCCGCGGTAGTGCTCGGAGTAGAGATAAACGGTGTCGGTCTCGCGATCGAGCGCACCCCATATCGCCGCGGTGCGATTCCAGCCAACGTCCAGCCCGTAGATCCGCGGATACCAGGCCGGCATCTGGAAGGGCTCGATGACGATATCCTCCTCAGGCACCGGGAAGATGGCCCCGGAGCCAAGCGATGGCGTGCCATTCATCCGCGCCTCGCGCTGGTGCGGGGCAATCGAGCGGGACATATCATCGATATCGGCCTGGCTTAGGTGCGGCACGTCTTGCCAGCCCGCCTGGACGACATAGCGGCTCATCCGGGCACACCCTCATAGCGCTTGCGAAGGGCGGCGAGAGCGGCCACACGGCGGCGAGAGACGGCATCACGCTCGTACTCATCGAGGACTTCGGTGACGGCGTAGCGCTCAGTCATCCGCACTCACCCCGACGCTGCCATCATCATCAAAGCGCACCGAGATCGTGCCGCCCGCTGCCCGCACAAGATCCACCTGGTCCCGCGCATCAAGCGGGTAGAGCCCGGCGAGGATGCGGGTCATCTCCACCCGCGTGTAGCCACACCGGTGCGCAATAATCTCCGGTTGAACGCCGTTGTCCTGCATAGAGCGAGTCAGCTCTGCGGCGAACGCATCGCTCACGGCTTCACCCACAAATCCACGCCATCGACATCCAGATGCTTGCCCGGGTACGCCTGCGGGTCGATGCGCCGCGCGAGGCTCATGGGGATGACCCCGCCCTCGGCGCCGCGTTCACGCAACGTCTCGATGAGCTGCGCGCGGATCGTGGTGGCGCGGCTTTGCTCGCTGGGGATGTATTCCTGCTCGCCCATAAATGCCTCAGCGTTTTGATCGTATTTTCCCATCGGCTGATGGAGCCCCTGTCCAAATCTGGACGCGGGCAGGGTTCTGGTGTCCGGTTAGTGTTCGGTTAGCGAGAGCAGCCAGCCGACCAGACAGGCGGCGAGGATTGCCTCGGTCATACCGGCTCCTGCTCGCTTCGGGTCTCGAGAAAGTCCACCACCAGCGGCGTGAGCCCCTGCAGCGGGGTGAAGGTCATCCATACCAGGCCGCCGGTGGTCATCGTTCGCACCAGCGCTTCCTCGTAGACATCCCGCGGCACCTCCTCATCGAGCCACACCGCGTGGAGCTCAACGCCCTGGAAGATCCGCCGGCCCTGGTCGTAGCTGCGCATGGCAAGCCGCGAGGTCCCGCCGCTGACATGCTCGACGGTGATCTCCTCATAGGCATTGGCAATGCCCCGGCTGGGCGTGGGCTTGCCGAGGTAGTCGATCGGGATCAGCCCGGTGCCAAACTCCGGGGTGTCGTAAAGGCCCCCGAGGAGCTTGTTCTGGATGATGTCCCGGGTGGTCTGTGTCGTATCGCCCGCCGCCAGCCCGCGGATGGGGTGATCAAAGCGCTTGCCCTCCCACCAGTGCGGATACCGCCCGGTGAGGTGATAGGTCAGCTCCGCGCCGCCGGCGACACTCTTGCCGGAGCGGTTCGCGGCCATGAATAGGCGCTCTCTATGGGTCGCCCCAGCCCGGAAGAACTCCAAATGCTTTTGGTAGCGCTCGCGGGCATAGGGCCCGCTATCAGGGAAAAGCTCATCAATGAGCCGGTAGCGCCGCCGCCGGGCCTTCTCCTCGAGGAGCGAGAGCAGCTCTTGTTTTTGCTCGCGGCTCAGCGCTTTGCTCATCGCCGTGCCTGGCGGATGGCCTCCCATGCCGCCTCACGCTGCTCGGCTGTCAGCCAGCCATCCCGGATGTCGGTCAGCAGCCGCTCGATGTAGGCGTCAGTCATCACGGCCGGAGAGCTCCCGGATACGCGCCTCGAGCTCCTCGTCGCTGATCTCCTGCTGAGGGCTCATAGAGCCATCCGATGACTGGTGATCCTGGATCGAGCGCGGGCTGTGCGACTTCGGCGCCATGCGCTCGGCGCTCCACTTGTACGCATCGAGCATCACCTTGGCGGCCTGCGGTTGGATTCTCTCCGAGCCCACGCCATCGGCGATCTCCTGGATACGATCAGCGTGCGCATAGCCCGCCGCCTCGCGGGCCTGGCGGTAGCGCTCCACAAAATCAGGCTGCGTGCCATCAACAATCCACATCGTCACCGTGGAAATCGCCGGCGTGTGCTCATCGCGGCAGATCGAGCGCAGAGACTCACCCTCGGCAATGCGACGGCAGATTTCATCGACCATCTCCGGCTTTGCGCGTGTTGGGCGTCCCATATTGATCGTTCCTATCGATTCCGATTGATAGCTTCGATGATTGATTAGCTCTGTCCTATTGACCATGAGCATTAGGGGCCTCAAACTAGGCCCCAACCATTAAGGAATGCTTACAGGTTCAACCACCGCAGAGAGAGGCATGACATGACAGACCTAACCGCCAAAGAAGCTGCCGCCCTCCGGGCCTTCGTGAACGAAGGGGCAGACGCGATCTGCGCCGACTCCGCCGACGACCTCATTGCCGACAACATGACCTTTATGGACCCCACGGACCTGACCGCAGCGCTGGGCGTTAGCTACCAGGTCGCCGGCGGTCTGATCACCGCCCTGTCCGAGAAAGGACTTATCGAAGATACCGGCGAGCCGCTCCCCGAGCGCAGGCACAACGCCTGGGCTGCCACCGACGAAGGCATCCGCCTCGGCTGGGATCTATAACCCCTGGGCTAATCGCTGGGGCTCCGCTTGGGGCCCCAGCCGTGAGTCAAACCGCAGGAGCACAAGCCATGAACGTCATCATCCATAGCGCCACCCATGTCGAGATCATCGACGGGCGCGATCGCATTCATCTTGAGTATGACCAGGCCGGCGATTTTGCCGAGGCCGTGATGGCCGAGCCTGAAAGAACCGAGGACCTCGCAAGCATCGCCCTAGAGAACGAGCTGCAGGTAGCAATCGAGCAGGCCGCTAATACCATCGTCAACGGGCGGAACTCCCGCCCTGACGAGCGTGCTGAAGTCGTCCAAGAAATACTTCTCGCCCGAGCTGCCTCAGACAAGCTTGCCGATTATGGATTCGCGACCAACCGGTCACGCATGAACCAGGCTTTTGATATTGCCAACGCCGACTGGCGCGCCTGCCAGCGTTCGGCTGGCGTACAAAATCCAATCACCGCCGGCGAGCGCCAGGCGATCTATCGCACCCTTGAGGAGGCTTAACCATGACGACCTACAACGGATGGACTAACCGCGAGACCTGGCTAGTCAACCTCTGGTACGGCGACGATCTCGCGATCATGCTCTCCGAGGATGAGCGCAACGCCGATGTCGGGATCGGACCCCATGAAGCCGAGGAATGGGTCCGCTACGTCGCCGAAGAGTCCGAGGTTCTAAGCCAGCCACCCATAAGCGGTCTGCTCAGTGATTTTCTCGAGCAGTGCTGGCGCGAGGTAAACTGGGACGAAATCGCCGACGCCCTCAATGAAGGCATCCAGCAGGAAATCGCATGACCGAGCCATTCATCCGCGACCCGGCCGGCCTTGAGCTGGCCGGGATTACTTTGTACGGCTACCGCTGGCAGTCATCGCTTGCCCGCGAGCTCGGGGTTCTTCCCCGGACCGTGCGCAAGTGGGCAAACGGCGAAAAGCCGATACCCCATGGACAGTGGCGCTACATTGCCGCCCTGCTCGATCAGAGATCCCGCGATTGCAAGGAACTCTCCCGGGCGATTATCGCCAGCGGGTAATGCGCGGACCTTGCGCCCGGTGAAAGTTTCAAGGATCTAAATCAGCGGCGAGGCTGAGCAAGTGCGCCTTGGCAAGCTCAAGCATCGCCAGCGCGCTATGAAGATCGGTGTGATGCGCCACGCGCACATCCGAGGCATCGAGCCGGTAGATTGTGATCAGCGCCTCGGGCATCGGGAACTCGCCGCTTTGGATAGCCTCCGCGATGTCCTGGAGGATGAGCAGCGGCTCAGTGTCACCGCGAGCGTCGCGGATATCGGTAATGTTACCCATTGCGCGCTCCAATCTCGGCGATCTCATCGCTGCTATAGTCGTTGTAATACCCCGTGCTACCGAGCGCGACCGAGGCCTGCGCCACCACGCTCAAGCGCTGCATGACGATAATCGCGTATTCCTCATCGCAGTAGATGTCCGGCAGTGAGGGGATCTTCTCATCGCCCTCGGCGTCGGGGTGGGCGCCCATCAGCCAGATGCCGTCCGGTGTTTCGTTCTGCTGCGCGATCCAGCCATCAAACTGCTCGGCGCTTAGCTGCTCCGGCGCGGTCCAGGCGATCACATAAGTCTGCCGACCCTGCGGCGGGAGCTCGCGTTTTATCTCACTCACGCGGCCGATCCGATCGGTAATGATTACCGAGACCTCGCCGCGCTCCCAGGCCGCCTGCGCATAAGGACACGCGGGCAGCCCGGCAAAATGTTCATTGGGCGTCTCGAGGCAATGCCTCGACCACGCCCGTATCTCCAAAGGGATTGACCCCTTGTCGCTCATTCAGCCTGCTTCTGAGCCTTGCTGAACGCCTCGGTCATGGCCTTGGCCGGATCACGGCGCTTGCCACCCATCGGCTTTTGATCCTTCTTCATGCTCTTTTTCATGCCCTTCATTGGATTACTCCTCATCGATATCGATTAAATGCCGCAAGTCCGCGGCGGTCTCTGTAACACCAAGCTCCTCGAGCTCGGCGGTGATCGCCTCGAGCGATTCGGTTAATTCTTCAAGCGCCTGGAGCGTGGCAAAAGACGCCGGCTCACCGGCATCGGCCGAGGCGAGCAGATCATCCAGGATGGCGCGCATCATTTCGCTCGCACTTCCTTGGCGACCTTCTCCGCCGAGCGGCCTACCACATAGCCGCCCAGGCCGATCTTGATCAAATCCCACATAGGCGCGGGCACATCGAGCTCAAGCCCGGTGCCAAAGAAAAGGTCCACATAGGGCGCAAGAATGTAGTTATTCGCAATAATCGCAACAAAGGTGAGCATGGTGATCGGCCGCCAGGCGCTGGTGATCCAGTGCTGCGACTTAGCCTCGGCGACCACCACGTCACGCGCCACTTGCCGGGCGGTCTGCTCGTGCTCGAGCATCGCCACGCGCAGCTCCTGCGCGACCCGAGCGGCCTCATCCTTATCCTCAAAAAACCGGCCAAGCACCGAGTCCACGGTCTTGCCGAGCCCGGCGGTGAGGAGCTGCTGGATCATTCGCTCACCCACGCCTGGACGTTAAAACACGGGCAGGCTTTGTGGCTGTCCACATCCCGGTGGCCGATGACATCGAGCGGGCCGTAGCGGTGCTGGAGATCATCAACGAGATCACCCAGCGCCTCCCACTGCCAGCGGCTGAAGTTCGCCTCCGCGCTTTTTTCCTGCTCTTTCATGCCGCCGACCAGACAGATACCGATCGAGTCGGCGTTATGGGATCGGGCGTGAGCGCCCTGGACTTCTACCGCCCGACCTTTCTCGACCCGGCCATCGCGGGTGATAACGTAGTGATAGCCGATGTCATCCCAGCCGCGCTCGTCCACGTGCCACTCCCTGATTGTCTCCGCGCCAATGTCCATGCTCGGCGGCGTATAGCTCGCATGAACGATGATCGTGTTGAGGTCACGCATTACTTATCGGCCTTGTCATCGAGCTTGGCGAGGATCTGGCGGATCAGCGCTTTGACCTCGATCATGTCGTCACGGTAGTCATCGCGCCGCAGATACGTCTCCGAGGCGTGGCGCTGCTGCTGGGTGATCTGCCCTTCGACCTTGGTGATCTCATCCTGCAGGCGCTTTTCCGCAGCTTGGCGAGCGTAGGACTCCGAGCTGATCGATTCCTTGACCGACTGGATAGCCTGCCAGAGGAGAAAAGCCGTCCCTCCGAGAAGCAGGTTCACCACGCCAGCAATGACCAGTACCGCTGTCTCAAGCATTACGACACTCCGGGGCGATGCTCACCGAGTAACGACCATCAATGCCGCGGAAGGAAAAGTTGATCGGCTCGCCGCGACCGTCGTAGACAATCCCGCAGATATAAAGCCGGTTGATCGGCCCCTGGTCGCTCAGCACGCACCTTGCCTCCCCCTGCATGCACGAGAGCAATGCAGCGGCGAGTAGTGCGTTCATGGCTAACCTCGTATGCGGTTCTGGATCGCTTCGGCAATGGCGGTGATTTGATCGGTGGTGATATCGGGAAGCCTCACCCGAGAGGCCACCCAATCCGCGCCGTGGCGCTCGGCGAGTACGCCAAAGCAGGCATCAAGCGCTGCAGGGGTCGGCGAGAGCGTGGCAAGCGTTGTTACAACGGCCTCGCCCTCAGCAATAACCGAGCGCTCAATGCGCGCACGAAGCGCCGAGCCATCCTCGGGCGTTGAAAGATCGACAGCGGTGATAGCCCTCACGCCGCCTGGACCATCTCCGGGGTCAGGCGAACGCGCCCGACCTCACCGTGATCCTTGTGATAGGTAATGACCTGCGCACTTCGTTGGGCGCTGTAACCATGCCGGCTTGCATACGCATCCTGGGCGGCGAGCGTTTCATGCTGCTCGACGGTCATCAGTGATGACTCTTGGGCGAGCTTGTGATGCAGGTGCCCAACATGGCCGTAGCTGTAAGTCGTGCGCCCGTAGATCGGGCGGAACTTCGCGATAAAGGCCTGCTCGATCTGCGGCATTTTGGTCAAATGCCCGTGGTGGAAATAAAGGCTGGTGTTGCCATGCTCCACGCAGTAATACGGATCGGGGCTCGTGTCGACGCTCACGCGCTGATCGTTCTCATAGTGCGCGGCGAGCCACTCGCGCATGTAGGCGCTGGTGGCCAAGTCGTGATTGCCCTCGGCGTAGATCACATGCACCTGCTCGTAGCGCTGGGCGAGCATGTCGATCACCCGGCGCATCACCCGGATGACCGTGCGGGCAAGGAGCTGCAAGCGCGTATCGCTATCGAGCACATGCCCGTGTCCCGGCGTGACCGCCTCAAGGCTGTCGTAGTGACAAGCATCCCCAAGCTGCGCCAAAACAACTTTCTTTGCCGGCGGCGCCGCGGCAATCGCCTCACCGAACCAGCGCACCAGCGTGTCCTCGGCGATCTGTATATCCCAATCATCGCCGCGGGTTTCCTCACCCCAGGCGAGGCTTCCGAGGTGATAGTCCGTGATCACAAAGCAGGAGAGAAGTGCGTCATTGACCGCCTTCGGGCGGGCTTTGAGTAGGGTGCGCGGGATCTTGTCGGCAAAGCCGTCAAACGCGCCTTTGAGTGCCTCGCGCACGGCATCCGCATCGCGAGAGGTTTTGATCCATTCGAGCTTCGCCTCACCCGTCTCCGCGTCATACAGCGTCGAGCGCCCTTTAACGATCTCATCGGGCAGAGCCGCCGGAGCCGGTTTTTCTTCCAGCTTTTCGATACGGGCCAGGCGTCGGTAAAGACTTCTCAGGTCCATGCCCAGCATGGCCGCAGCGCCGGCTTTTGTGCCGGCCTGATCAAGCGCAGCAGCGATCTGGGAGTCGGTATATTTTTTGGGCATAGACAAAAAAAAGACCCCAAACCTTTCGGCTGGAGTCTATTTTCCCAAGTTACAGATCGTTATACAGGTAATTTTCCAGATCGTCAAGTCCCGCCCGCTGCCAGTCCTCCCACATGGCTTCGAGCCGATACTCGAGCACATCCGGGTCGCTCGCCTCAAGATCCGCCGGCGGGTCCTCGTCGTAGAGCATCTGCCAGACTCGCGGGAATCGCGGGTCGGCAATCGCTCGGTGCAAATCAGGCCGCTCAGCGGGGAGCTCGGCGCGCCGGTGCTTGGCCTGCACCTCAAGGCGCTCGGCGTATTCCGCCCGACGCCGGGCCCTGAGCCTTCGCTGGCGCTCACGAGCAAGCTCACGCTGCCGATCGCTCACCAATCGCCCCTTCCACCCGGGCGTGCATCCGGGCAATGATCTCGTCCATAAAATCCCGATCGACCCGCAGGATGCGCCGCAGCATCGGAACGGGCTTTTTGTCGACATAAAGCGAGACCGCCAGGCGCTTGTCCCGATCGGGCACCTGGGTAAGCGCCGCCTCGATCTCCTCAACATCCTCGGGCACCGGCTCATCGCCCCGGCCAGTTGGCGCGCCAGCCGCCGGGCCCTCGACAATGCAGCGATGCAAAACGGTTCGCTTGGGAAAGCC